GAGGTATCCCCCGCTAATTAAAAACCGCTCAACAATGTCGATAGTGTGGATGTACGGAACGAATACTACTACTTTGTTATACGTTTCATCAAGCACTTCTTTGAGCGTGTTGAGTCGCGGCGAGATGTCGAACTCAACTACTTCACGTGTATCCGTGTAAACCGCACCACCCGATATCTGTAATAACTTGTTTAGACTAGCCGCAGCATTGACAGCAGAAATCTGTTCTCCGGCCGCTTCAATTAAGAGTTGACGTTTTAAGTCCTTATAGTACCGCTCGACTTGTGTCGTTAGTGGTACATCGCGTGTCTGATAAACAACGTCTGGCAGATCAAGACATTCGCTCTTGGTAAAACGTATTGCAGGTTGGAGTGCTTTGTAAACTTCTTCCCGTGCGTTGAACTTCGGCATCCATTTGAACCGACTGACTTGTGTCATCACACGGTCGCGCCACGCAGTACTATACTTCGGAACGCGCCACGGCGAGATCAACTTGGCTAGACCAAATGCATCAACAGGTGACTGTGCTGCGGGCGTGCCGGTCATCATCCATAGTCTAGTATTTGGGTTAACCAACTTGGCTAACGTACGCCACCGCCGAGTCTGTGTAGATTTATATGCGCTGGCCTCGTCAACAATGATCAGGTCAAACGCTGTCTTCTCTAGTGTGTCGAATACGGTATGCACACCGTCAAAGTTGATGATGACAAAATCGTAGTTGGATTGAATAATCTTCTTGCGCTTGGATGCATCACCGTGCGCCACGCCACATGTCCTATGCATCGCAGTCTTGAAGATGTCGGCTTGCCATGCTGAATACATAATCGATAAAGGACAGATGACTAGAACACGCTTGATCTGTCCAATGTTCATCAGATAGTCAGCAGCCCATACCGCTGCGCTGGTCTTGCCTGTCCCTGCCTCGTTGAAGCAGAAAGCGCGGGGGCGTAGGCTCAAAAAGGCTGCGGTCGTAATCTGGTGGCTGAACGGGCGGTAGATACCGGGCCATTCGTAGTCTCGCGTAATGGGCGATGGCAATTGCAGTGGGGTCACAGCGGTAACGTCAGAGTGCGTTGCCAGTTTGACCATCTCATCGTAGTCCCAATAGACCACAATCTCTTTGGTGTACTCGTCTTCGTTAATCAGTTTGCTGCGTTCCACTGTCTCTAGCACTTTGTCAGCGGCTTCGCTTGGCAGCACGATCCTCACGGCTGCGTCTTGAATGATTTGCATGTCTGTTTCCTGTTAGTTGTCAAAAGCCCCTTACGGGGGCCAGTCGTCTGAATCACCGTCTGGAAACACGAGGTGCGAGGAGACGGCTTCAGATGGCAAGGTTACGCGCCATGTCTAATAACGCAGGAGAGGAAATAAGTGGGGGAACCCCTCCCTATTCCTACACACTCATGCCTTGTGTGGAATTACTTCATCGCTCCGCTTGATTTGCGTCGGAACGAACGATTCTTGCTAGGTGACTCTAGTCGAGTACCGTCACTATTGCTACCACCTTTTGATAAGGCTTTCACGTGTGCAATGTCTTTACCTTTGCGACTGACGCCCTTCTTGTCGTAAGAACGCCGTGCGCGTTGCCGCTCCATGCGGTTGCCGTGTTCATCACGCTCAACTTGTTGTTTGTATTCTTTCTTGTACGGTCTGGCTTTGTTCACGTAAGGCATGATCACTCTCCATTAAACTTGCAGGTTGTTACAGGACACCACTTTCGGCATAGGAAGCCGGGGTTCTCTGGCCACATATTATTTGCATACGCAATCTGCAAACGGTTCAGGCTCGGCTCAAACACATTCCACAGATTCGGTTGATCTATACGTTTGTACTCTTCAAATACCAAAGCATTGTGCGCTACAAACATTAAACTAGCCTTGATCGTGTCTAGTTCGGGGAAGTGTGCGTAGGCCATCAATGCCATCAACTTTAACTGATTGGGGTCGGGGTTCCTCGCGCTACCTGTCTTGTAGTCCACGATGAAGGCACGATCACCATCGACGATCATCAAGTCCACGATGCCTCGCACCCAATAGTTCGGCGCGTCGAATGAGCAAGGTGTTTTGTCTTGATCAAGTGCCATCTTGTATTCAGCGTAGCGAGTACCCTCAACTGTGAGTAACGGGTCCACATATTTTTTGAACTGCTCATAGTTTCTAGGTAACGCGGTTCCGTCTCTCACGTAGTCTTCCAAAGCCTTATGTACGGCAGTGCCGTACAGCATTTGCTCGGAAACAGTCTTCTTGTAGTTCTGCGCGACCTTGACTTCATAGTACTGCCGGGGGCAGTTGATAAAGTCTTTGAGACCGCTGAACGACCACTTAATAGTCATCAAATCGACTCGCCATCACTTCGTTGTAGTCAAACATAGTCTTGAAGCACTCATACAGATGAACCATATCATCGCCGTACTTCAATACTTCATTGTTGTAAGCAAAGGCATCTTTAGGGACTCTGATTTTGTTGTAGTAGAAATTCCATCCTTTGTCCGTTGGTCGCCACAGTCCACTGTGCTTGGCCCCACCATCGTCTTGGTCTTTGGGGCAGCGTTCAGCAAGTCCCCATGTTGTTAGAATGGGTAATTGATTACTGCGAATCACGAATCGTGGGCCGGTGTTCGGCACATCGATCCAATCGTAGCCCGTGCGTTTGACTTCTTGGCAGAGCCAAATCAGCGACTTCGCCATCGTCTTGTTTAGCGAACGCTTGTAAATCTTTCCCCACCTATCGCAGACAGGACATTCACCGCCGTCACCGGCAATAACGTGCCTCCACCCCTGCCGCAACGAACCCATCGTAGTTATAGACATATCAGCACTCTCCATAGGATTGACCAAACTTGGCCTCGCAAGCCACGGGAAGCCCCGCCGCCCATGTCGGGGGCGTAGACATAATAGTAGTAATGTATACCAATGCGTCCTCAACTTCACCAGTTGGGACCACGCAAACTGCTGCGTCATGCACGGTCAGCACCGGCCTGTACCGCTTTCTTATCTGAAGCATTTGTTCACCCACGATGATACGCGCCAGAGCCTGCACGATATTCTCAACCACCGCCCCGCCCCAGATGCTCACCTTGCCTTTGCGCGAAAAATAAAAATACTGCTGGTCCTCCATCGTTAACTTGGGATAACGAATGTACAGACCATTTGGTAGACAGATGCCCTGTGCGGTAACCCACACAGCGTTGTGTTCGCCAAGGATGTAGCCCGATCCTCCCGGCCAACCGGCCAGATGCGTCAAGGCTTGATCGCACTCACGCCACAAATCGACGATCTTGTGGTTGGCCTGTCGCCATGTGTTGACGAGTCTTTTGCACTCGTCTTCCGAGAGGTCAGCGCCCGGTGGCTGAGTCTTCAACGTGTGCTGAAGTTTCTTCGCTCCCGTGCCATAGCCCAACCCGAGTCGCATTGTTTTTCCGACGAACCTCTCGACCGGATCGGCTTTGGTAATCTGCCTACCGTAGACTTTGCTTGCGTCTTCGCAGTAGATGTCGCGCTTCTCCGCAAAGGCTTGAACGACATCATGCTGCCCTGCAAGCCAAGCCAACACACGGGCTTCTATCTGTGAGGAGTCACAGTTAATAACGGTATAACCCGACGCAGCGACCACCGAATTCTTGAGTGCCTTCTTTTTCTTGTCTCGTGAAGGAAGGTTTTGTAGGTTGACGGCATCCATGCCCGACCAACGGCCTGTATGAGCGCCGTAATACTTGAGCGGAATAGGTAGCCGACCGCGATTCCTAGCACCAATACCAATGAAGCGTTCAATGCGTGACTCCTCTATAGTTGATTTAGTACCGAGTCTCACGGCACACAGTTGTTGAATGATCGGGTCTTCGTGATCTTGCAGCGCAATAAACCCCTCGTCGTTCTTGGCAAGAGCGAAAGTTTCCTTGCCTGTCGTGGGGCTGATCTTCTTCGGCGGCTCGACGCCGTGTTCTTTTAGTACGGCAGCGAACTGCGGGTTGCTTGCCAACTTCTTGCGTACTTCTTCCTCGTTACCAACCTGCATGATGCCCTTCAGCCCGTTGAGCAGGGTCATCTTTTCTTCTTTAATTTCTCCCAGTCGCTCAACTAACAAAGCGTCGTCAATGCATAGCACGGGATCGGTATACATACGCAACGTCATGTCGATCAAGTCCAACTCAGAAGTAGGAAATCCATCCGCAAGCATGGCGTTGAACAACTTGAACGTGAGGTTCACATCGTTTATGCAATATCCCGCATAACGAGATAGGTCTTCGGGATTAAAATCTATTCGGCGTTTACCCTGTGCGTTGGATACTTCAGTCCCTTTCTCGCCCAGTCTGTATCGCTCAACAAGCGCGGCAAGCGAACCGCCTGCATCCACGCCATGTATCGCACGAGCCATGCAAAGCGTATCGAAATAGTAGGCAGGGACAATGCCAAAATACCAAGACAGGATCGCACCATCAAACATCGCGTTGTGGCAGAGTAACGCAGAGGTTCCCCAATCCACTTGATTGAGCCATGTCTTAATCTCTTGTTTCGTACCGCTAAACCAGATGGGTTGATCGTCATCAATTTTCATCGCCACGCCAATGACTTCAAACTGCGGGTTGCGAATGTATTCTTCAGTCGTCATTTTCTTCAGACTGAAGTCCTGTGAGTAATACGTTTCAAAGTCGAGCGTGACAAAACTCATGGGTCTACGCTCCACGCTTCCGTTTGTCGTTTGAGTCTCGGCCACTCCGACACGGTGACGAATGACTTGTCCTGCACAAGCACATGATTGGTCGGCTGCGCGGTGAACCTGCCGTTATCTAACTTGATGAAGTAGAACTCTTTGGACTGCTCTGGCTCCAGACTAAACCCGTCAAGCATCGGTATCGCCGTGAACATGTATCGCCCGGTCAGTTCTTCTTTAGAGCGTAATCGAACGATTACAGGCGCAGCCTCAAGGAACGGATACTCCACCACGCTGAAGTGATGTCCGTAGCAATCCCAAGTCTGTCCTTCGCAAGGAGTCCAGCCCGTCACGGTTTCTCTGTGGGCCAGTCGATGCAGTGGCACGTTGCGATACACCGCACCACATTCAAGCATGACATGACATCCCCACGTACGTGCGGGGTGACTCACTAAACCAAACCACGCGACACGTTCCCACTTCTCGTTGCCAAAAGTGTTCGGCTCAACATAGCAATACGTATGACGGGGCAACGGCCCCGCGCCAGAATAAATCATCGTTTCTTCCCACCTTTTTTCAACTTCTCGTTCTCTTCCCGTAACCTAATGATCTCGTCACGGCAAGCCCATAGCACGCTGCCTACGGTTAGAAACTTGAATTCTGTCGTAGTCCCCGCATCGTTAATCTCGTTTGGTAAATCACGAATCAAGTTCAAGATGTCGTTTTCAATTTCCACTTCGCTCGCCCCATCTATACATCGTAGTGCGTAACAGATGAATCTCTGCTTTCAATTCATCAATCTCTTTGAGATATGTAGCGATGCGATCACGCATATCTCGTATCTCTGCGCGATACTCTGAGTCACTATGCGATCTTGCATCCCACTCTCGCTGCCATGCCCCCGGCGGGGATTCGTTATCTGTTGACATGCTCCTTCCTCACTTGGTCTCGCACCAACACCAATAACTTGCAGATGACATGCGTCTGCGCGGTTTCCTTGCCTGTACGTTTCAGTACGTCATACTCGATGGCATACATCTCTACGATGTCCCACCGCAGTAGTTCTAGTTCACCCTTCTCATCAATCTTCGCCCACGCCGTTTCGGGCATAGCGATTTTCTTTACGTGTTCCTCTGGAATCTCCAGATAGGCTTCGTCATCGTCTTTGATGTCAGACATTTTCAATCCCCTTTGCCATATGCATCCACTCATCACCGTATTCAACATCTACGTAGTCACGGAACCACGGGCCACCACGGGTAAAGTGAACGGCAACCGGGTTCGGACAATCATTGCGGGTGTGCCAACCTTCCAAATAGTTATAGGCGATAGGTAGTTCACCGATACAGGCATCCCACAAGAATCTAATCTGATGTAGGAACATTCCGCTCTCGCGGTTCACAAGTTCGGGAGTCATGGCCTTGATGTGCAGATGCTCACAGTTAAAAAGGATCAGACTGCTCCAATTCTTTCTCGGATACTGGTGCTGTACCTTACCGTCCATCTTCGTTGCTTCTTTCGGTTTGTAATCATGCTTGACCACAACCGCGCCGTAGTACGGATTGGCATAGTCCATCAACCCTGCGACATCGCCTCGCCAGAAAAAGTCACAGTCCATAAAGACCGCCCATCCTTTGTATCCCGCCAAGTACGGCACAAGAAAGCGCGTGAAAGAAAACTCTGTAGACGAGAACGGATCATGCTCACGCCAGTACAAGTTCTTCTCCCGCATCTCCTGTTGCTTGATCGGCTGAATCTCTAACGGAACAGAGGTGTGCTTCTCAAGCGACCGCTTGCAGACTTGGTACGCGATGTCCTCGCGGCTATCCCAACCGATAAATATTTTCATACGTCCTCAAATAGTTTCTTTCGGGCTTGACCCTTGTAGTGGATGATCTTCGCTCCGTCATGCTTCTCTTCGGGGAAACAACCGTACACGGACTCAGATATGTCTCGTATCAACTCTGGATAACGCTCTGCGTAAATACGCATCGCCTCTTGATCGCCATACCACTTACGGAACTTTGGATCGAGCGAGTCATAAATGTTGAGCAGACTCTTCCAAAACTCATTTTTTCTGGATACCACGGCACAGCCTACGTAGGGGTAGACTTGATCAATCGTCTTGCCCTCGTATTCGGGGAACTTCAAACCCCTCTGCTCGATGTTGAAGAACATGTCTCGCTGAAAGTGTCTACGACAAAACGCCGTGTCGCCACCACCTAAAAGTTCTTCTACATCAATCTTGCCCTGCACGAGCATGTCGGTATCAAGATAGAGTGTCGGCTTATCAAATGCGCGTTCTGCATACGCCTTGATCCGGTAATAGCACACCTCTTCACGATTGACTTCGCTCTCTATCCGGTGAGTGATACCCATTACATCGGGCGTGGTCTCATCCGTGAACATGACGATAAACGCATCGGGGTTGTAGCGCAGGATCGACTTGACCATTTTCTGTGGTGCAGAAATATCTTGGCCCACGTGGAAGAAAGCAAAGTGATTGTATGTTTTGTCACGCAATCCATACCGTAATTCCAACTCCTCCTTGACCTGCTGCACCTGCATATCCCACGGCGCGTTCATGTTCTCGCGTTGAAAGATTTTGACACCGGGATACCACAGGCTCCGATACCCGGCACGATTGTTCCAGTACCAAAGTTTGTTAGCATCGAGCAGCATGACGGGCTTACCCATCGCCCCTGCCAGATGCACGTTGGCCCCAGATGGCGAGACGATCACATCACACAATTCCATCAACGCCGCGACGGATTCTAAGTCCATAAACGTGTCAACGTGAGTCGTAATTAAATTAGGGTGGAAGTTCTCGCCCTGCTTGTGCTGCTCTTCGCCGTATTGCAGATTGATAAATTTGGTGTTGGGGATATCAAACAGCGGCCTCAACGCCTCCAAACCTACAGACTTGTGTCCACCAATCGCCGGGGCGGTACTCGCCCACGACAGACCAATCACACGTTGCCCATCTAGTTTTAGTTCGTTACGCCAATGCTCCACACGGTTGGGGTCAGCCTTGATGTAGCCCACGCTGCGGTTCGGCTCGATGTCACGGACGCTACGGATGAAGTGCCTACCCAATGAGGCAATGGGAATGTGCGAGTCATGCTCCGACATCTTGACCCGTGCGTTATGCCCAATGAACGTCACGTTCTTGGCCTTGCAGCCACGCTGAAGTAGGTTCGCCAGACGCAGATCGATCATCACCGTGACCTGTTCACACTCTTTGGCTACGGCTTCGATGAGTGAGGCATACAACAACTGATCGCCCACACCTTGTTCGCACCAGATGAGCGGTCGCTTTAGAGAAGAATATCTTTCCCATTGCGGGTGCTTGGTTTTGATCTTGGGAGCCTTGAATGTCTTGCTACCCCAACGTCGCTCATAACCTTTCCAACCGTTGAAGAAGTCACCCATCTGCAAAGCAAGCAGTCCAACCGTCCAACCCGCATCGTCATTGCTCGGTTCAAGTCGTACGGCAAGATCAAAATACTTCCGTGCAGCCTCCCAACGGTGCATCTCCCAATGACATCGCCCTGCCTGTAGCGCAGAGGCAGTCAAGACCGGCACGACAGAATTTAAATTCTCCAGATACCCAATGGCATCGTCGTACTTGCCTTGCTCTGCGGCATCGAACCCTACCTTGTAGACATGTTTAGCCATGTCCAAGAGGGTCTGCGTTTTAGGTTGTTCTTCACTCACCAGTAGTCTCTCCCTGTCCCACGCTTCGCCGCCCACTCTGGGTTAGGCACGTGCGCCCACGCTCGTTGACGCTCCCATTTCCAACGACGGTACATACGCTTAAACCAACTAATCATACGGCCTCCTGCGGAACCAACTGGATAACTCCAATAGGCAAAGAGACCGCCGTCTTCTTACCGTCACGGGGATAGATCAACACACGGTTCGGTGCTTCAAGCCGCATTGCATTGACTACACCTTTCTCAATGCCTTCAAAGTCATCAAAAATGATCACGGTCTTGTCGTGAGTAATACTCGCAAGATAGTCAAAGTCTTCTGCTTGTATCCTGCCGTCAAGGTAAATTAAATCAACGACAATTTTTTCTTCAGCCAAATGCTGAAACATGCTTGTTGATGAAAGTTTGGGGTATTGAAAAAGTTTTGAATCGCTGACCGGACTGATATTAATTGCGTTAGTCATATCACACGTGTGAATATCTGCTGACCACGCCCCCTCTCGCATCACTCTCGTAGATACACCAATAAATGTACCCACCTCGGCAATGATTTGAGGAGCAAAGACTCTCACCAACTTATACAACTCAACTGCATCGTCGTAGGGCAGTGACCCGGTGTTGTAGTCGGCTTCTCCCCGTAGATGTTGTTGGTCTTGGATAATCTTCTCTATCGCTTCGTACGGGTACTCTGAAATCCTGTCATCGACGATTTCCCAAAAGAACCGACTGAACCTTGCTCGTCCAATTTGTAAGGTGTTCATTTGTTCAACACCGCCATAATCTTGTCACCGATAGCCATCGCTGCGACCTGCTCGGCATCGGATAACTGAGAGAAAAGTTTTGTGGCTGGCTCAACGCAGCGATCACTAAAGACCGCCATACACATGTAAAAAGCCGTAACAATAACTACCTCTGAAGAGGTGACAGGCGGTAACTTCTGCTTCTTTACTCGACGCTTCTTTGTCTTGGTTTTCATTTTCATGCACCCTCCCGCGCAAAGATTTCACGGTCGAGATACCAACGCGCCTTCTTCAGATCGACAAGTGGATCAGAATCTTTTTTACCGGCGCGGCTTACGTACTTCACCACGTTGCCCAGACGATAGTTCAAGTCTTTGGCCTCGATGAAGTCGATGGTTTCAAACCCACCGGCCTTGTAGTGCGGGGGACTGTTGACGGGATCGGGCAGCGGCTTGAACAGCGCATCGATTTCTTTCTTCGTCACGATGGCAGACTTAAAAAGTCGCCCTACTTTTTTGATGTATTTCTTCTCTGCCTTTTGCACCTTGGGATTGGTGCTGCGTTCGGGCGTGGCTTGCTTCTTTTTATTCTTTGCTTGCCACTTCACTTGATGCACAAGATTTGATGACACTTTTAATCGCTTTGCGATTTCTTTGACTTCAACTCCCTTCGCCAATAACTGACGGATACGATCACTCTTACTCATGACTTAACTCCTTGCGTAGATTTTCTACGTTTGTTTCATCGACCAACAATGCGACTCCACCCGCTTTGCGGATATCGTCGAGATGCTTCAACTGAAGCGCGGTGGGTTTGCCACCGTTCGCCTTACACTCTATGCCAAAAAATTTGCCGTGTAAACAGACTAAAAAGTCGGGAACCCCTGCGTTCCCGAAACCAGTTCCTACCGGCATGGCGTAGTACGCGCCGACATCCGCTAAGATTTGCTTAACGCGCTTCTTAACTTTGGCTTCTGGAGTCATAGTCTATCGACCACCAACCACGTACCCCCACCACCAAAAACA